CCCCAGAACGGCAGTCCCATCAGACCACGTCCCCCGCACCGCCGCGCCCCAGATACAAAAGACGCATCGCATCATCCTGCCTGCGCTCCTCCTCAAGACAGGTCTGCAGATACGCCGCAAACCGATCAAAGGCGCGCTTTGCATTCCCCACACTCGGTGCGCTCCCGACAATTTCCTCCGCACGTCCCGGAAATACCGTACCGAAGAAATCCCGGTACAACGCGTAGATCTGCTGCAGCTCCTGTGCAACCGATCCCCCCGTCTCCTCCTCGTCCCGCGCCGCATCCATTTCCCCACAGGTGCGGCAGAACGCCGCAAACGCACGCTCCAGACGCGCCAGATCATCCGCGTTTGTCAGATCAAACGCCAGGCGTTTTTCGCCGATCACAAACGGTTTCATCACCGCACTCCTCTCCCGTGTAACGGTACACAATTTTGTGTACCGCTACACAACTCCATATTTCATCAATCTGCGTAGAAGACCTTCTCCGCAGTATCCAGCTCACCGCTCTCCGCCTCGCCGCACGCCTTCAGCGTACCGGAGCAGATCAGCGCATCCGTACCCGTCCCCAGACGCGCCGGACACACAGTGTATCTGCGCCGGATCGCCCTGACGCAGTTTTCCGCACTTCCGGCGCGGTACAGAAACGCAGTCACGACCGTCACAACCGCATCGGCACCAACCGCCTCCTCCGTCGTCATCGCCATCAGCTTTTCCTGTACCGCATCCGCCTCATAGACATCAAACGCATACGTCACGCTTGGCGCAAACCCGACCAGATCCGTGCGCTCCGTCGCTTCGTGAATGTACTGTCTTGCATATTCCTTCGGATTTTTGTTCTCTGTAAAATCAGTAAAGCCCTCACCGATCTCCAGCAGTACACCATCCGCAGACAGATACGAGCGCATCGCGCTTCTTGTAACCAATCCCATCGTATTCCCCTTTCTCAGTTATCCTCCATCCGTTCATAAATCTCCACGGAAAACCGCATCTCCCATACCGCGCCGTCACGCGTCATCCGCAGACGTGCCGCAGACGAGGACGGACGGACCCGCAGCACCTGCGCCGATGCCGCATCCCTTCCCCGGAGATTGCCGTGAACACGGACATAGGTTTCCAGCGCAGAAAACCACGCCGCAAGCTCCAGACGACAGAGCGTATCGGCATCCGGCACACGCCGGCTGATCACGCAGCTGCCGACGCTTCTTCCGCCGCCGTTGATATACCGTCTCCCATCACTGCGCACAGGCTCCATGGCAAAAACCGCACCGCCTGCACGCCCTGCCGCCTCCGCCTCAAAGCCCAGCGGAACCGCATCGGAAAACCCGGGAAACGTGCAGAAAAACCGGTACAGAAGCTCTGCCGCGACATCAGTATCCATTCTCGCTTTCCTCCTTTCGCTTTGGCATCACCGCCCCCGCAGACAAGCCTCCGCAGACTTCCCCCACGCCGCGGTACACGCCACCCGCGCCGCTTCAAACCATCTTGCACACGCGTGCGGATGATGCTCCGTGTGAAACGATACACCTCTGCTGTCGCCATAGTATACCGCCGCCGCATACGGCACCTCCCAGCGGATCTGACGGACATACTGTCCCTCCCCCTCCGCCGCTTCTACCGTCCGGACGCTTCTGCACAGCGCACCGGTATCGTACGGCACATACGGCTCGCTGTCCCGGCGAACCTTATCTGCCAGAACCGTCACCGCCGCGTCACACCGCGACGCAAAGATCCGCTCCAGCCGCTCCGTATCAAAATCCACCAAGACGGAAGCCGTCATACATACCCCCGGCATCATACCACCAGCACCGCTTCCACATGAACCCAGTCGACAAACGACCCGCCGACCATACGCGGCGGACGGTCCGCATCGGTGATCAGGTACACCGATGCCGCCGCCTCCTCCGCCGCGGTAAGCGGCGTTTCATACGCGCCGAAATCGCCGATGGCCATCCGGTCATACCCGGCGGCAACCGTCTTCACCGCACCGTTTCCGCCGGGAAAGAGAAACCCGCGCAGTCCGTTCTGCGACAGCCGGCTGCCCGCATCCGAGGACGCCGCATTCCCCTCTGCAAAGCATCCCTCATACACGACCGTATCATAGACCGCCGCACCCGCGCTGTCCTCAGCCTGTAAATGCCAGACCGTTACCGGTGTTTCCGTCACACCCAGCATGAGAGCATCCCTCCCTGCCGCAGAACCGATACCATCATCGGACAGATCTCCATTCCCGCAAGCATCAGATGCGTTCCGTCGCGGTCCGCGCGCCGCTCAATCGAATACCCTGCAAAGCTCTCCTTTGCAGGAAGTCCGTCAAAGCACGCCTGCGCACCGCCGCTCCTGCCGCGCATAAACCAGATCTGCCAGTGAACCGCCTCCTGCACGCACGCCGCCGCAGACCCGGCACCGTGTCCCATCAGCATATCCGCCATGCAGGATGCAATACGGTTGTACCGTGCGAACACCGCATCCTCCACCGCATCGTCAAACTCCGCGCGGTAGACCTCCGCATCCCCATATACGCGTGCCGTATCAGCCAAGGCAGCGCACCGCCATTTCCGGATAGATTGTCTTGTACGCATACAGAACATCCATGGACAGCATCTCACGCTTGTATACCATGTCATAGCCGCGGACAACACGCAGAGAAATACCGTCAAAACAGGTCACATACGATTCCACGCCTGCCGGCTCAGAAAGCGGTCTTGTGACAAACGCAAAGGCAGAGGGATGGAACGCAAGGTTCGCCGTATGGTCGCCAATTACCGTTACCTTGGTACCGGAGCTGATGGTCTCGGAAACCGCAGGAGAAATGGCAACACCGCTGATGCTGTTGCTGGACGCGGCAGCGGAGCGTGCGGTAACGGTATAGTTTTTACCGTCAATGACCAGCAGATCACCGACCGCAAGTCTGCCCGTCAGCGCCGTACCGGTCAGATCAATGGTGTGTGCCCCCGGATAAACCGCAGATGCAACAGTCACACCCTCCGCCGCCGTCAGAGACGTAACGTGCTTTGCCACCGCCTGACTCATGTAATGGTCAATGCCGAAGATTCTGCCCAGAGAGCCTTCACGCAGCGCATCGGTGGAGCCGCACTTTTCCGCGTTGACCAGCGCGGGAATCGACGCAAACGCCGTATCCGCCGCCGTATCCCATACCGCATAACGCGGTGCCTGGGGCGCCAGTGCTTCGTTGAGCGCACCGCGTACACTGGCAAGCGCCCCGAGCGTGGACGGCGTAACACCCGCCTCACCGACCGTGTTCGCAATGTCGCGGTACAGCGCAAGACCGTCCGCATTGATCTTCTCCGCCAGCGCAATCGCCGCAGGCTCGATGAACAGACGCTCCACGGAATCAAAATTGAGCGCCGCATCCAGCGCGGAAACCTCAATATCAACCGTTGCGATCTTGTCCAGCTTTACCTCCACAGAGCTCTCCTCAACCGCCTGCGTCTGCACACCGGAATCGGGATCAAACTCCATCGCCTTGTAGTTGACCGGCTTACGGATCTGGACGGTATCGCCCTGCTTTGCCGCAAGCGTATCGGAATAGTCGTTGTGAATCAGGCGCGGAAACACCAGATTGTTCTGCAGATGCGGCAGCGCCGCACGCGCAATGTCCTTCAGCGTAACAAAAGAATTCGCCATAATTTCAGTCCTCCCGTTTTGTGTTGTTCGTTGTGTGTACCGTCCCCGTCATCAGGAACGGCTTCTCTTCTGACGCAGGATATAGCGGTAATATTCCGCGTCGCTCATGTCGGATGGCTTCATCGGCGCCGCAGTCCCCAGGCGCATCCCCGTAGCACCGCCGGATACCGCCACAGCCGCCTTTTCCCTGTCAGCGGCCCCCTCACCGTCCGTGAACAGATACGCAAGCTCACGGCGAAGCGCCGCAATCTTTCTGCGGACACCGCCAAGATCCGGAACACCGTCCGCACCGATCACCGCATCTCCGTCCTCAATGTCAATCAGACGCGCAAGCACCCACGCATCCCTTGCACCCGACGCCGCAAACAGCGCATCCAGCGCCATCTGCAGACGCATCTTTGCAAGCGCCGCACGATGCTCCTCCATCACCGGATCCGCCGCGGACATCTCCTCCGCAGGCATTTCCGCTTCTGCCGCTGCACACGCATCAGCCCCTGTGATCTGCATCATTTCCGTCATAAAATACCTCCCGTAAAAATAATGTTATATGGCAAACGAAGCCGCTCACCGCACTGCGGCAAGGGTTTCTTTTGCTGTCTCCTCCGATTCGCCGTAGTATTTCATACGGTATTCCCACGGTGCCATCAGCCCCGCCTGCACCTCGGCAAGATCCCGCTGACGCTCCGCCGCAGGATCAATAAAGAAGCTGTCATCAAAATCAACGGTAATCGCCTCCGGCGCCGGCAGCGTCATTTGGGCAAGTCCCGACGCAAAGCGATATGCCATCCATACCAGCTCCCGCAGAAACTGCTCCATGTGCAGATAATGCTTGGATGCCTGCCGGAACATCTCCTGACGCTCACCCGCATACTGCGTCGCCGTCACCACACGGTCGCCGGAAAACCGGTAATGCCGCGTGCCAAAGCCCACCTTGAATGACAGATAATCCAGCTGTGCCTGCAGCGCCGTGCAGTTTTCCGCCGCACGCAGTTCCGGATTGTGCTCCACAATCATCGTGTCCGCCGAGAGATCCCCGTCACCGACCGTCATGAACAGCTGCTGTGCCACATCATCCGGCGCAACCCGGTTGCCGTATTTGTCCTCCGCAATTAGATGCTGATTGAGAAAGACCTTCTTCCCGCCCAGGAACAGATCCCGGCAGAAGTTGTTGTAGGCAAGATCCACACCCTTGAGGTTGTCGTATGCGGATGCAAACACCGCATCGCCCATGCCGCACGCCGCAGCCGCCGGATCCGTAGACACAATATTCGGCGTCAGCACCGCAAACAGCGGAAACGGTGAGAAAAAGCGCTTCTTCACCCCGCGCGGCAGAACCTCCTCCCTGTGGGAAGCATCAAAGCAATGATTGGTCACGCGGTATCTGCCATCCTCCAGCCGCTCATGAACAGACAGCGGTGTCAGCGCACGCCCGTCCTCATCGGTATACGCCCCCTCCGCACCGAGAAACGCACAGGACACAATCACGCCGTTTTCCACCTGCAGCGGAAACATTTGTTCGGCTGTTAAAAATTCGAGAACCATCTCCCCGGCTCCCGTCAGATTCCCGCTGCCGTCATACGAAGCCCCGGAAAACCCTGCAACCGCCGCCCCCGCCCCCAGCGCAAAGACGCGCTCGACAAAGGCATTCAGTCGCCCCCAGAAGTTCCCGCACGTCAGAATCCCGCCAACGCCAAACCGGTCGCCCAGCAGAATCCGATCCGTCTCCGCATCTCCCGTCGACAGCGATGTTTTGTCATTGACAAGCACCGTCGCCCAGTCCTCACAGACCTTCTTCGCCATGCCCATTTTGTACATTTCACGGTGACGCGGCATCATGCCGTTCTGCCGCTCCGTCGAGATATGAAACGGCGCATATACCCCGCGCCACCAGTCCCGCGCTTCCGCAATCCGCGCATACACCTGCGCCCGCGGCGCAGCCCCGTAGGTCTTCTGTAAAAATTCCAAAATCCGGTAAATCAAATGCTCTCCTCCTCATTCCTCCGGTCAGCCGGCACCCCGCCGGTCGATGAATTTCCCGATATACCCCTCAAACGCATACTCAAATGCATCCAGGATATCAATGTCCGACGAAAAGTTGTCCAGACGCACATCCCCCTCCCGGGATGCATCCCACATCGCGCCGCACAGTCCCGCCGAAACCCGCTCCGTTTCCCCGGATACCAGCTTCAGCCGTCCCGACGCAAACAGCGATGTCTCGCAGGCAATCCGCTCCGCAATCGGCAGCTTCCGCGCATTGCGCACGGCAATCCCGCGCAGAAACGGCGCCGTTTCCTCTCGCAGCGCACCCCGCAGCCCGTGAATCAGATACTGCGCCTCGCTGTCGCAGAACAGATACCGCACGGGAATATGGGGATAGGTTGTGTGAAGCCTGCGCAGAAACGCTATGCAGGCAGCATTGACATCCTGCGAGGTCACTTCCCCGAATGACGCATCCAAAGCCCCATCCGACAGAACATACAGCGTCCCGAACCCCGGCGGAAATCCGCAGGCAACGAATGTTGTCTTTGACCGGCTGCCGCCGAAGTCCACCCCAACCGCCGCAAACGACAGCGGCGGCAGCGCCGCCTTCTCAACAGCAAACGCCGCAGGATCCGATGCATAGCGCGTGTAGATCATCCCCTCCGCCGCACAGCGCTCCCCTTCAATGTCGCGCCGATACCACACCGACCCCGGCTCGTACTGTGCAAGAATATCATCAAGCCGCTCCCGTGCAATCGCCGCATTGTCGAAGATCGTGAACTGCATATGGTTGAAAAAGTTCTCAGACAGCTTCCCCTCCTGCACCATCGTCGCATACCGGTCCAGAAATTCCCGGTAGATCGGCGCACCGGGCGTATCCGGATTCAGATCCCAGAAGATCCTGCGTGCAGACGACGCCAGCTGTCTGGAAAACGCCTCCCGGATAAACGACGGATGATGCAGATTGACCTCCGTTGCAATCCACATCCCGATCGTCAGTCCGCGGATGCGCTTGTATGCATCCGCATTTTTCCCGCCCGCAAACAGAACGATCTTTTCCCCCGTCGGTGTCTGCACCGTCAGCGCATCACATCCCTTGTACCTGCCCCAGCGGCACCGTCCGCGGAATATCGCCTCCAGTCCGAAGCCGCCGCAGTCCCCCAGCGTCACTTTCGCCGCCCCCGCCGTCGATCCGGTTGCCAGATGCAGCCGATCCGGCGTCCGCTCCAGAAGATCCGCAAACACAAACACATTGTCAATCGTCTTCCCGGAACGTACCGCCCCCTCCGCGACATTCATCACGCATTCCCGCGCACGCTTCATATACCGCAGATGCTTCTCCCCGAAGCAGTATGGTATTGCCGTTGTTATCCCTCCTCATCTTCCGCCCCATCCCCGAACACCGCACGCCGGATCGCTGCCATATCCTCCACCGCCGCCGCATCTCCGCCCGCCCCGCGCCGCTTCTTCTCCAAAAGCTCATAATACAGCTTGATCGCTCGCAGATCGCCGTTTTGTGCCTGCTGCAGCAGTGCATTCCAGATCGCCGGATTTTCCTCCTCCGCAGGCGCATCCCGAATCCCGCCCCCATGCTCCTCCTCAATGCTCACACGCTCGCCCCTTTTACTCAGAACATCTGTTCTTTCGTCGTGCCCATATTATAGCACAGCAATCGCAAAATGTCAATACCATCCGAACATATTTTCGAATTCATACCACCGCCATACCGCGTTCATCTCCGATTCATATCCGCTCCTCCCCGCCAGGACGCCGCGGAAACGTGAATTGTTTGTAAAAATACACACAGAACACTTGCATTTTTCTGCATTCCGGTGTATAATTATAGAATCAGTTTCAACAACATCACTCTATATCTTTCGCGGAGGAACCACACAATGAAATGTCCGAATTGCGGCTATACCGATTCCAAGGTCACCGATTCCCGTCCCAACGATGATCACACCAGCATCCGCCGCAGACGCGAATGCCAGTCGTGTCAGAAACGCTTCACCACATATGAAATCATAGATACCATCCCCATCACCGTCATCAAAAAGAACGGCACCAAGGAGTTATTCGACCGCAACAAGATCCTCGCCGGCATCATGAAGGCGTGCGACAAGCGTTCCGTCACCCGTGAGCAGATGGAGCGGCTGGTCATGGATATCGAGATGGAGCTGCAGAATTCGCTGGATACCGAGTTCTCCTCCAAGCACATCGGCGTCATGGTCATGGACCGCTTAAAGGCACTGGACGAGGTCGCATACGTCCGCTTCGCTTCGGTACACCGCGAGTTCAAGGATCTGCAGACCTTCATGCAGGCGCTGGAGGAAATGACACGCACCAAGGAATCCGACAAAAACTGCTGA